GCTGATTGACCGCCTCCATCTCCAGCTGGACGTTACGGATCTCTTCCAGCTTTGCCTCAGCATCAAACCCGAGCTTGCGCAACTGCAACTCACGCTCCATCTGCATTCTTGACAGCTCAAGCTCGTGGCGCTTGTCCCCTCGATCTTGGAGAAACTCCAAGAACTTAGGCAAGCCGCCAGCCAAGAAGGAACAGATGGTGCTGATGAGTGTGAGCATTATGGTTTATCTACCTTGTGATCCAACTTGTCGCTAATCTTGCCCAACAAAACCTTGATTTCGCCCATATCATCCCTGTAATCATCGCGCCGAACGTACCGGGAGGGCATTGATCGAATGTCCATATCTAGTCGCTCAATAGCCCGGTAGATGTGACTCAAGATCCAGCCACCGAAGAAGCCTGCTACGCTGACTGCAATGTTGAAGATGAATTGGGTTTCCATAACGGTTCACTGTTGAGTTAAGCTGTTTCTGTTCTCGCCAGATAACGAATTTACCACTGCTGGAGCCTTTGGCAATTGGCTTAACAAAGCCTTAAGCACGGCTCTGTCTTTTGGTGGCATGGGAACAGCCAAAATTTCACTCAAAGACTTGCCTGAGACCAAAGCTCTTTCAAGAGCGTCCAAGGTTTTGGATGGAAGCCTTGATTGCATTGTTGCAAGAACGGCATTCGCAGCAGTAGACTTTGGAATCGCTCCCGGAACCCTAAACACAGGTTGATTCCTTTGGATGATCTCCCCTGCATAAGGGGCACCCTCTTTCGCCAATTGCCCCATTCTTTCCGTTCTCATAACATCATCGGCAATCGGGCGCAGTTGCCTCATTAACGATTGCCCCATTTCTGTGTTGATGTCAAATTTTGTTGCGCCGAAGATATCTTGCACTGCTTTGACGTTGTTCCCATTTACAACATCAACGAATGCTTTGGGATCCTTCTTGTAAAGATCACGCAAATAGGCAGACATTTCTGTCTTTTCAATTGCCCTCTGGCCTTCAGAATAGGTTTTTAAGTAATCTTTGAAGCCTTTGCCGCCAGATTTTGCGATAGCGTCATCAATAATTGGATTGATTTCAGCCATGATCCTCGCGGCTTCAGCTTTTTGGGCTGAATCCATTGCGCCGGGGAACAGTTTTTTGATGAATTCCCCAACGGAGTTTTTGCGGATTGCGTACAACGCACGAGCATCAACAACCCCAGTTTCTGATGATGCCTTGTTGATATCATCAATGACTTTGTTGACGCCAGCACTAAGAGTGCTATTGCCTGTTTGCTCAACCGTCAGAACAGACCTGATCTTGTTCGTTAACGTATCTGCCGTCAAAGGCTCAATGCCAGCAGCCCGCATAGCTTGTGCTGTTCCAGCGGCTTGACTAGCTTCAGCGCCAAGTTCCAATGATTTACCGGCGGCTTGAGTTGCCCATTCATCAGCTTTTCTGCCGAGTTTGGCCGGGTATGTATATAAAGCATCCCAATATGGCATGCCTTTTTTGATTGCAGTCAACTTGGCACTAGCTTGCGCAATATCACCAGCCTTAACTAGTCTTCTGACATTTTCTACTTCTTGGGCGGCTTGCTTACTTAACTTGGGTGCTAATGCCTCAAGTTCAGTTAATGTCTTTGTAATTGTGTTTGCATTTGACAGAGATTGTTCAAGAACTGGAATCGTCTGGCCTCGCAGAGCCGTAGACATTTCTTTAGTTCTGCCAATTGATTCCGCTTGATTTGCTCCGCCAGCAAGACGATTTAAGACATTTTCATGAGCCGCTTGTTGGGCCACCAACTTAGGCCCTGTCAAACGCAATGCACTGCGCTCTTGCATTTGTTTTGCAATTGCCTGCAACTCTTTAGCATCCGTTCCGGCAATGGCTTGAGCGGCGGTAAGCCCCTCTGGGGCGGCAGCACCCACGGCCCGTATTTGTGCGATCTCTGGCCCAGCGGCTTGAGCCAAGATGTTCCTTGCTCGAACTTCTGGAGAAAAAGCATTCCGTATTACGTTTGATGCACCGACAATTGGAACACCAAGCCCTGGAAGTATTGCGCCAATGCCTGCACCAGTCAGAACGTCTCCTTGATCTTGCGATAGTGGAAGCGTCCCAAGCGCTCCAGCGGCTGCACCTCCAGCAACCCGTGCGCCATAATCCGCTGCTTTGCTACCAAGGCCAGTTCTTGCCAGCCCGCCTGTTTCAATTGCAGTAGCAGCAGGGGTTAGAAATTTTGCTGCCGCAGGAGCCAAACTTGCGATCCCTCTCAACCCTGCCGCTGCTCCATAAGGAGCTGCAACCCCTAGCAGAACTTGCCCAGCGGTTGAAGGCCATTGTGGGCCTGTTGCAAGTTGCTGCCTAGAATACGCCTTTCTTTCTTCAGGCGTTTGACTTTGGAAATCAAACCGCCTTGTTGCCGGCATTCCTTCAGAAACTGGCTCAGCTTTAGGTTGTGATTGCGATGCTCTTAACCGTCTTATTTCATCGGCAAATACTTTTGCATCATCTGCATTTCCAGCAGCATCGGCCTTGATCAATGCCTCGCTAAGTTGCTCAAGTGTTGCCATGATTATTTGTACTTGTTCAGTAAATCATCAATGTTTGGTGTTCCCGGCTTTGCGGGAGCATTTTCAACAGCAAGATCAGGGTAAGTCTCTTCAAACTTTGCGCGACTTCTATCTTTTAAACCTTTCATTGCTTCTCGAACCAAATTTAGCTGATTCGTGAAATCTTTACTCCTTGGGTCAAGAGCTGCAACGGCATCAGATACAAACTTCCATTCTTGCACCGCCATGTTGCCAAGTTTGCCAGATTGTGAGGCAATCTCGCGACCAAGGGTTTTAATTTTCCCTTGAATTCCTTCCAAAATATTCTTAGCGGCTCCAGCTTCACTAGCTGGCAAAGTTGGAAGCATACCTGTGTAACCTGTAATTCCTTTAAGGCCTGGATGCTTTAGCAACCTATCAATTTCAGAGGTCATTGTCTTTTCGCTTGCTTCTATTGAAGAGACAATTTGTCTATCTTTTGCGACGCTTTCCCTTACTTTATTTTGCTGCGCTTCTGTCAATGGTTTAACAATAGGCTTGTTTTCCGAAGCAGCAGCTTTAAGGGCTAAACCTTGGCGAGCAATGGCATTTCTTTCAATCTCAGCTTGGGTCATTGGACGATCAGCAGGGCTTGTGCCTGGGATCATTTTTGTAGCCCCGGTTCTTGGGTCGTACTGAAGAACCCCTCCAGCCGTGTTAAGTACTTGCGTTCCAAATTGCTTTTGTGCAGCTTCAATGCCTGCTGCGTTTTCAAACTTCCATTGATTGAACTGAGCCTCAGGATCTGGCCCCGTTGCAATCTTCATCAACTTTTTCAGTGCGCTCTCAGGGCTTGCACCTTTGCTGCGTAGGAAATCGCCGATCACAGGATCGGCGTAAATGCTGTTGATGTATTTTTCTGCATCCGAAAAACTGTTCACCTGCGCTAATGCAGAAGCTGAATTCTGAAATGCAGCTTTTATTAGATCCTGTTGATTCTTTGCTTGCGTTGTTCGACCTTGTTCAACTGCTTCAAGACCTTTAACGTACTCAACTCCAGGCTTGCCGGCAGACAACAGTTTTGATCGGCCTGCTGGTGTGCTGACATCAGCACCAGCCAGCATGTTTCTAAAGTCTGCCTGTTCCTTCAAGCCACGCTCATATTCCTGAGCCTGCATCCGAGCAAGCTCATTTTGTTGCTGAGCACTCTGAATCTGCTGGAATTTGGCAAATTGATTCAGCGGAGATTCAATCTGTGGGGCCTGATAGCCCATTGCGATTCTTGGGTCGATTGGCATGGTTTATCCTCCCATCTGGCCGAATATAGGGTTGTAGCCACCGCCGCCAATGTCGCGGTCATCTGGCAGGTAAGAAACAGAACTCCCACCGCCATAGTTGCTGCCGCCCGGCCTGAACCGCATGTTGTTCAAAAACTGCTGCCCTTGGTAAATGTTGATCCCTTGCCCAAGAGCATTAGACAGCGCGTTAGCTTGCCCCATGTACCCAGACGCTCGAGCATTGCCCGCTCCCATGTAAGCCTCACCAGCGCCTTGTGCGTAGTTCCCAGCCGCAGTGCCAAGTGTGTTAGCTGCGGTTTGGCTCGTTCCCATCAGGGACTGCAACGGCTGGAGTTGGTTGGCCCGGTTGGTCTGGTAACGATTGAAGGCATTCATGTATTCTTGGCTGCCCAACTCCTGACCAAATCTTTGCGCACCCTTCAAAGCCGCACCAGAGATTAACCCACCTCGTGCCGCTGCTTGGCGGTCAAGAGCCTTCAAACCCTCAGACATACGAAACGCATAACCTGGGTCTGCTTCAAAGTCTTGCATCCCAAAGTCACGCGCGTACTTGCCAAAGCCGGGGGCCTGACGTTCAGCTTCATAAGCCTGTTGTGCTGCACGGTCACGGGCCATTTCTGCTTGGATAGCCGCGTTCAAACCAGCTTCGTCTTGAACACCAGGTGTTCCAGGGATAAACACACGTTCACCACCCGCATCCCCGCCCATGCCTGTGTAACTGGTCTCATACCTACCTTCAGTGCCTGGGCGCATGTACTGAGAGGCCAAAGCATTCCGAATCTCTGACTCTGAGCGCATTGTAGGGGCTTGCCCTTGCAGGCCGAGCATGTTCAGGTAGCGTTGCTGCGCTGTCAATCCGGCTTGGCGGAATGGCTCCTGCAATGAGACCTGTTTCTCAAACATCTCCTTCTGGAGTTGCGCTGCACGATCCGCCGATGCTGATTGAGCTGCTGCGGCATCACCTGCCGCGCTTGCACCAATAAGCCCACCTGCTATTGCTCCGACTGCTGCCCAAGGCATATCAATCCCCCCTCATTTTTTGCGCCAGATTCTGAACAACATTGTCGTCCATCGGCGCAATGATCACATTATCAACTTCGTCAACATCAGTGCAGTTGGTAGCGTGAACACAGTACCAAACCACATCAGTAATCGCACGAACACCATGATGCTTGCCCGCCTCAATTGTGAGGCAAGCAGGGGCATGCACTAGAGAAATTTTCTCATCCACCATCAGCTCAACAGAGCCACTTGCCAAAATAGACAGATGGCTATGTAGGTGAGCATGTTGCACCAGCCAACTTCCCGCCGCTATGCGGGTCTCTTTGGCGTACACCCCAGAGCTGAAGTGATGAGTGATCACGATACTTCTCTCCCGCTTGCTCGAATGTTGATTGATGTAGCCGTTCCAGCAATGGTTGAGATAAACCCGCTTGAGCCCAGAACTTGCCCTACCAACTCAGGGAAAGTGTATGTCTCGGCAGGCTGCAAAGTTTTGGTCTTGGTGATCAAGTTTTGATTACCAGAGGTGTCGCCCCCAGTCACCAAGTTAACAGAGATTGTTGCAGCCGCTGCGCTGTAGTTGGTCGCAGTGAACTTGTCAATGATGGTCGTGACGTTGGTTGCGGTGTACTGCGTGGTCTGCGTGGCTTCAGCAATCTTGCCTGGGATCAGGACTTTGACGGTAACGGTCATGGCATTTCCTTAATTTAAAGTTCCGCGTCTACTGTGTAATTTGCACCCAAAGTTGCTTCAGCATTAGATGAACTTGTGGCATTTACCACAAACGAATCTTGGGTGATGTTAGACACGAATGCTCCAGAACACAAACCATAACTGACACTAGAAAGTGTAATGGTTGGTGAAGTTAACCGGCTCGTTACTTTGTTAAAAAGAGTGCCGACTGGAAAAGTTTGAGCGCCATTGATGTATCGGGCAAGATAGAAAGATGATGCAATAAAATACCGTTGGCATCTAGCCTGTTGCGTTGAGACATCGACATACTCAATAGGCGTAGCGTTGTCTCCTTGTTCAAGCTGAACCCCGCCTAAGCTCAGTGTGATTGTCCCAGTGGCTACGCTTTGCGTAGACCTAAACAACACTTCAAGCCCGTTGGCCGCGCCAACAGGCAAGTTAGAAAACGTAATAGAAAAAGCTGTTGCAGTGTTTGTAATTGCAACAGAACTGCTAGATATTGTGGTTACTGAAGAAAAGTCATCTGAAGAATTTGCATAGTTCAGAAAAACCGAATGTTCCACACTGCCGGCAGTGGTACTCCCTGATGCAATAAAACTAAGCGTGACCGTCTTGCCAACCAAATCCGCGCAGTTTAAGAATTCAATTCGTTGCTTGAAATCTTGATACTGACCTACGCCATATGAACCTGACACATTAACAACATAAGCGCCGCCGTAACTAAAACTTGCGGTACGTGTAACAGTTGTTGATCCAGACCCGGTACGATCAAGCCTCCAACGGTCTAACGTATAGCCGTTGAACGGAGACCCGCTAAAGCTCGTTCCACGCTGCGCAACTTGCATGTTGCCATTGATAAGGCGGTTTCGCATCCCCAGCTCATACCCGGCATTTGCCAGTCTTGCTACCGGCAAAGATCCTGTAACGCCTGTAGACAATGGCAACCCTGTGGCATTGGTCAAAACAACGGCCGAAGGAGTCCCAAGCGCCGGAGTTACCAACACTGGAGAATTTAAGGTAGCGGAATCTAAAGTCGAGGATGTGATAGTCGCAGAATTTAGTGTCGCCGAGTTAAGAATGGCAGAAGTGAGCGTTGCACCATTCGCCAAAACAATGGCGCCGGTACCAGTGTAAGAACTCACGCTACCGACGTTATCGACAGTCCAAATTAGCGCATCAACGCTGTCTTTCAGCTCAAATTTATACAAACTGCCACTGAGCCAGACGTTAGCCTCACCACGCGAATCAAGGATGATTGGATTGGTGTTAGCAGATGCCCCAGTTGAATCGGTGTAGGTCGCCGATGGCGTTGTCGTACCTGCGGCGTATGTGTACAGCTTTCCTCCAACCAACGGCGTGCCATCGGCTGCGAAGAATTGCATCTTTGGAGGTGGTGTAAGTGAGGCCATTTGTATTTCTTTCTTACGCGCTGATGTTATCAGTCACCGTCAAAATGACGGAAGGAATTGCAGGCACTGGAGCAACTGCCGCACTGCTGGTTATCTGTACAGACGTGTCACTCACTGACCACATCAACTCAAAGTAATCGCCAGCATTCAGTGCCTGTATAAAGTTCCAAGCCGCCACTAGCTCGCCATCGGTGCCCTTTAATCGAACTTGGCCCGCCGAGTTTGCAACATTAACACCGTTCACTCGAAGCCAAATATAAGTCAGATGGTTACCGCCGCTGGTGTTGTCTAATTGTGCAGAAAATTGAATGTTGTAGACATTTTTCGTATCCACATAAACACGCGATGTTGGCGAACCTATTGTCACACCATTTGATATGTCAGTGGTGTTAAAGGTCATGCCATAAGCGGTGTTTATGGCCGCAGCTGTTTGCGTAGTCGTGTCAAAAAATGACCCGTAACGCAACCGTGGGATATGTGGCGTATGAGCTGGAGATAGGCTTAAGGCCTGAAGCTGATTCTGCACGTCAGACAGTTGTGACGACAGCGTGCTGACTTGGCTTTGTAGCTCAATTGATTGCATCTGAGACTGCAACCATTGCGCATTGTCATTTGCAGGCAAAAGCTGCGAGTTTTCTGCAACTTGTTGGGCGCTTAGACAATTTGCTGCTAATTGAGCCTGATTGTACGAGTCGTTCAAGTCTCCAAAATCCACCTGCGCTTGGGGGCCAAGTTGTAGATCTTGCAGCGTAATGTCGTTCGATCCGCCTCCGGTCAAACGAAACAAGCTCAACAAAAACCGATACCATTCCCGCGACATCAAACCTGTACGGTCATCAATCAATGGCACCCTCGGGGGCGGAATGTTGGTAATGTCAAGCATTGGTGCCACTTGCTATAAGTTCAGCGCCCATTATGGCAATCTTCACCGGATCTGTGCCAGAGACCTCATAGACACGATCACGCAATTTCTGTGTCATGCCGAGTCGTCTCCAAAGAACACGAGTTCCGAACTCGCCAATGCGCCCCATTGATTTGGCGTGGTAGTTGCTCCAAGTGTGGCCGCCGTCGTCTGACCAACGCAAAGACACCAAAGGATTCGCACCCTGAGTGGTGCTTTGGCTTATCAAAATTGAATAGTCAGACTCTGTAAGTAAATCATCACCTGATTGTGCTTGCAAGGCTATTTCGTCAAATTGATCAACTCCATTCAACCCAACGCCAGACTCACAATCTAACTGAAGCGAATGATGCGCAGTGCGTTTGAGGTTGTTTTTGCCAGTGTCCAATGCACGCCAAGAACGTAGCCACTTTTGAATAGCCCCGTCATCTGAATACACGTTCAGGTCAAAAGCGTAAATTCGACCATCCTCAAAATCGCCAACAATGACTTCGCTATTGAAGTTCATTTGACAGTTTGAACGATGTCTTATGAACGATCCATTTACGAAACCAGCTCGCTCATGCCATGCCTGGGTGGATACGTCATAGACCCACGTTTTCCCAGCAGAAGGGAAGGTCAGAACGTAAAACGGGTGCCCTTCCTGCTGGTAAGTGTAGGCAATGGCATCTGAAATGTTGCCGTAGCTTGCAATCGCATACTCAATCGCATGGGTAGAAACCCGCTGACCTGTATAGCCATTGGCACGATACACAATGCCATTTCCGCGAGCGTCAGAGCCCAACCAGAAGATAGCATTGTCCAGCTTGGCAACTGAGTACACAGCAGCGCAGCCAATCTCATTAAACGCGCCTTGAACCCGTTGCAATGGGAAGTCTGTCAACCCGGCGTCGTACCAGACTTCGACAGAGTTTGATCCAAATAGCCAGACCTCTCGGTGATCAATGATCATCGACACCAAGCCATCAGGTGAGCCCTCAGCGCTTGCAAAGTCCAATGGGTCTATCGACGTACCATCTAACAGGCTCGTGACCCATACGCGCTGGCTGTTTGGTTCAATGAAAACAAAGTACCCGTCCAAATAACCGACCACCGAAGCACCTGGGAAATCGCCATCGGTGATCTGTGCAAATACGCCAGTTGAGGCGTTGTAGATGTAGCTGGGCCCATTGCAGGCAATGAACAACTGATTGCCATTGTCAACCATGCTGACAGGCCCGCTGCCTGAGACAGTCCCGATAGATGTAGACGTCCAATCAGGGGCCAACTTATACACAGTTTGCCCACTGACGACGTACCCATACCCGCCATACGTCCACAGGCCGCGAATGGGGCCTGTGCCTATCGTTGCCAGTCTGCGAAGGCCAGGTGCTCGCATGAAGAAGGCAGGCTCCTTCCCGCCATCCGGCACGATCTCAGGGAACATGTTGACAAGCCTGTTAACGGCTTCGTTAACAGACCTTGCAACGTAGGCTTGGCCGAGAATGGGGGTTTTCATAGAAAAATTAGTAACTCCTAGCGAAAAATCTGCAATACAGCATTATTCGCCCAACTTTCGCCAACCTTTACCAGTGCTCCACAAAGTTTTGCCGAAGCGCACGTTTAAAGCGGGGCCTAAAAATTTATCCAACTCAAAGTTGTACTTATGTCCAATTCGTACGCATATTTCAAACGGCCTAGATGTAAATATAAGTTCCATGATCAATAGTTGCCGGCAAAAATGTTGAACCGCTGCCGAGTCGCAACCAGCGAGTAAGGCAGGCTCATGATGTCATCAGGATTGTTGATCCGTTTCAAATTGCGTTTAGAAGTCATTGCAATCCGGCTGACTGTCGGCGAAGGCTCAACGCCAAATTCTGGTGCAATCTCGCAAGCCAAGTTATATTTAAACGCTCGCAGATAGCCTGGTGGAAGATATAAGGTTGTCGCCAGTGTTGCAGGCTGAACCAACTCATCCACCGAGATGAAATGCCATTCCAAAACCCTAGTCGGCTTCGGGTAGATCGTCATCTGGATGTTGGGGTACTCCATGTTTACCCACATCACTTGGGGATACGTGGAGGTCACAGTCTTGACGGCAATACCGTCATACTGCTGTTGGTTGATCATTTTGATACCGAACGACACATTGGTCGATGGATCTCTAAAGTAGGTTGAATCGTCCAGAAGGATAGGGCGATTTCCCACAAAATCACCAGTTGGGCCTAGGTGCCGCTGGATCTCATCCGCAGGCCAAGTAAAGACTTGATCCTGGGTGTTGTAGATCATCAGGCGTTCAGTGTTCCACGAATCAATCATTTGATTCATGGCTGAAAGTGCATCCTGGGAGGTTTCAGGCGATGGCGTCTCGCCCTCAGCGAGTAGCCCAATCAGCCGGAGTGCCGAATTGATGATGTCACCGGCTGTTGCCATTTCTTACGCTCCTTGCGTTTGTGTCTTAGGGGGTCGCCCCCGGCGCTTAACTTCCAGTTCATTCACGGGAGCCGCAGCTTCAGACAGAGAAGGCGTGTCATGAGTATAGCGCACCCATCCATTTTGCTCATCATTGGCCGCTTCAAGATCCATTGTCGCAACTTTGGAGCCGTGGATAGGATGCTTAAGATAGATGACAGCCATAGGGTCTCAATATTTTGGAGCCCCCAAAATGAGGGCCCCATGCCTTAATTACAGGCAGTGAATCAACGCAAAGTTGATGATCACAGCTTCTGACAAAGCACCACCAGTGGTGTTGCGCAAAGTGATGGAGGCAGTACCAGTGCCAAGGCTGTTAACCCAGACATTGTAAGCCGCCACAGTTGCGCCCCCAGAGATGGTCAGAACCAACGTATCGTTAGCACTGATGAACGAGTTGTTCAGAGTAAACGAAACGTTGGTTCCTGCTCCCAGAGAAGCAGCATCCATGGTGATCCGGCCTGCACTTTTGTTCAAAGTAACAGCAGTGGATTTGCTGGTTGCTTGCGTAACAGTGCCTTGAGCTGCGGACGTATAACCAAGCTCTCGATCCGAGTAAATGACATCTGCGCCGCTAATATCTTGGTCAAGATATGCAACGCCAATAGGCTTGCTATTAGACATTTTTGTTCCTTATGAAACAGGGGCCGAAGCCCCCGTTATGTTTAGGCCAGGCGGTAAACTTGCCAAGTACCAGCGCCAGTTTTGCGGGCAAGGAATCGGCCAGAAGTGTTATTCACCACCATCGAGCCGCCGCCCGTCACAGTCCAACCAGTGTTGGTCGTCACGGTGATGTTTTGAGCTGCCGTGTTAATGATGACAAACTCAAACGCGGTGTTCACCTTTTCACCCATCGACTGAAAGCCAGCTTCGAGAGCTGCAACAGTCGGAAGAGTGAAAGCGATACCACCGGCAGGAGTTCCGAGGAACAGAGCGACGCCAGCCAACTGCGCAGCAGTAGGAGCAGGATCAACGGTGAAAGTAACAGGTGCGGGCTGAATGTAGAACAGAGGGCTGCTCTCATTGCCATCACCAATTTGATAACCACTACCGCCAACAGGGAATGCCATGATAATTTCCTTTGAAAAGTTTCAAGAAAGGGGCCGAAGCCCCATTCAGTATTAGCCCCAGATACGAGCTGCCATTTGAGGACGGATCACGCTGTAGCCGTACAGAACGTCAATACGGCAGGGCATGCGGTCGTTGTTGATGTCGTACTGACGCACGATACGCAATGAAATGCCATTGTGAACAGCACGAGAAGCCATATCAACGCCTTGGGGCAGAAGCAAGTCAGCCGTGGCAAAGGTGATTGCATCCTTGTGGTACACAAGGTTTTGTGGGTACTGCGAAGATGCAGAACCAACAAAGGTCACAGCAGCGGTTGCCACTGGGAAAGCGTCCACAGTTGCCAATGCATGCGCAGAGGTGTAAATGGCGGGGAACACCGTCACGGATGCAACGCCACCACCCGAAGCAACAGCGTCAGCCGTTACAACGAATTGTTGCAAGGAACCAGTGGATTCACGGGTCTGTGGGTTGACTGCAAACACGCCAGCGATGGTGAACACTTCACCTTGCTTGATGGTGGCAGAAGCGCCAACACCAGTAAGAGACAAAGTGCTAGTACCTTGGGTGCTCACGGTAGAGGTAACCGTGCCGTTGGTACGGGTGCCGGTCGTCAGAACCTTGATCGACTGAGACATATTGATCTCGTCGTAACCAAGAACGCCAGTGCCCATCATGCCATTCTTGAATTGCTTAGAAATGGTGTCGGTAGGATTGAACAGGCCCTTCATGCCTTCAACCAAGCCTGCGTTTGCGGCAGGATTGACGGTGGCATAACGGGGGCTCATGCCTGCGGCAGATTCGTTCAGCTTTTGCTGGGCTTGCAGCAGAACCAACGAGGTGCCAGGCGTGGTGCCGGGGGTACCAACGCTTTGACCGATGCTTTTGTAAGCATTTGCAACATCAGCATCAATCGAGGCAGCCAGTTGGCTGATACGAGGCTTCAGTACGCGGTCTGCAAAATCGTCCAATTGCATGGTCAGTTCGGCAGAAGTGAAGTTCACGCCGATATGCTTCTGGCTGGACACAGACAGGGTGGTGAATTGCTCGTTGTCGTCCTGCACTTGCAGGGCGGCACCGTCCGTCACCAAAGCGCGGTCAGGCAGGCGGATACGCAGCGTAGAGCCGATCTTTGCGCCTTCAACGGCGAAAGAATCGTCATATTGACGGTTAACGTTACGGGTAATCACCAGGTTGTTCTCCAGGATCTGGAGAGCTTTCCGGGTGATCATATCAATGGTAAGAAGGCTATTTGCCATGGCGGATTTCCTTTAAGAAGTAAATTAACGGTTTCGTGCTTCCAATTTCCGCCGCATACGCTGTTCTTCTGCCTCGATCCACTGGCTTGCCGTCATGGTTTTCACAGAACGTGGATCAGTTGTATCGTAAGCAGGGCTGCCGGTTGTCCGAGCAGTCACAGGCGTTATCGGCGTTGGTGCGCTTGAAGTTTTCTTGACAGGCGGGCTATCGGCTAACTTTGCCTCTAACCTACCGATTTCCTTAGCTTGCGCATAAGGCGACAAACGAGAGATACGTTCAGCCTCCTTTGGGTTTGATCCCAAGAAGTAAGCTACATCAGGGCCAATATCCGAATGCTGAATAGCTTCGGCCATCACGTTGGTGATTGGGAGCTTTGGGTTGTATGCAACTTGTTCAAAGTCCTCATACTTGCCACGGGCATCTTCTTCACGATCATGATAGGCACTGAGTACCTCTTGCTGCTGCCGGTCTGTTTCTCGTTTGCGAATCAGCTCCTCGGCTTTGCGCGTTGCCAATGCTTCGGCATACGCTTCGACCGAATCAAATTGATCCGCAGGCGGGATTTCCACCGGCTGGTGGCTTGGCGCTTGGGTTAAGCGTTGGGCCTGTTCACGTTCCAATTTGCGTTGCTCACGAGCAAGCCTTTTACCAATGGCCGCGTCAAGTTCTTCTTGGGTGAAGGTCTTGACGACTTCCGCTGGCTTTTCTTCCGGCTGAATAACTTCAGACTCTGGAACTGCCGTAGTTTCCAGCTCTGGCGCGGGCACTTCCGCTTGGATTTGTACTTCTTTTGTCATTTTGTTGAATCCTTAGATTCCCTGGTGAACGCACCAGTACGGTTTTAGTTTACTTCAAATTTAAATTTTTAACTTGCAACTCTAGCAATTCGACTTTTGCCGTCAATTCTTGAATGGCTTTGATCATGGGAGCAATCAGTTCTTCGTAGCCAATTGACATCACATCTTTGCCGCCAGATATGGAATGGTCTTGAAGACCACCAAACTCGACATTCATGAAGCTGCAAGCAACTGCAACTTCTTGCGCTATCAAACCGTGATGGAACCTTGAGCGCTTCTTGCTGCCGTCTTTCTCGCCCCAGTTGTAGTCTTCTCGGTAGTCCCACCGAAAGTCTACCGGGCGCAAAGTTTTGACGAAATCAAGGCCAAGAACCGTGTCACGCACATCCGCTTTGTCGCGGGCATCTGAACGATTCTGGACGGCTCCGTAGGCATAGGTGGTGGTGGCAGAGTCTCCAAGTTGTACTTGGTTGCTTGCGGTTACTTCTGAATCTGAACCCAAGCCTGTGCAATTATCATAAGAAACTAAATTACTTAACGCATAAGCCCCAACAGCTGTATTATATTCACCAGTTGTGCATGAATAAAGAGATTGATACCCAAGCGCAGTATTTAGTGATCCTGTAACATTTTTTGCAGATTCGCTGCCAACAAACGTACAGTAATCAGCATAAGAATTTCTACCTGCATTATAACCTATTGCAGTTGTGTCGGATATATTTGCGCCACTTTCTGCAAGAGCCCCTGGCCCTGCTGAATAGTTAGTGTAATTCTCTGTAAATGTGCCGTTAATATAAGTTTCAACACTTCCAGAAATAAGATAACTTCCAGCAGGAATGTATTTGCTGCCTGACGCATTCTGCCAATTAGTCCAAGCCGTTGTATCGTCTGCAACACCATCCCCAACCGCGCCAAAATCCTGTGGCGTAACAAGATCGCCCAACTTGCTTGAAATCTGCCTTGTAACAGCACCTGTACCAGTTGCGGTAAATGTGGAAAGATTGGAAGCCGCCACCTTGACAGTAACGCCACCCTGCACCACCGGGACAAGCTCAGTGCCCGCCAGTGGTGTAGTCGCTGCTGGGAGATTAGAGATTTTGACGCCTGCCATTGTTTTTCCTTAAAACCAAGTTCTTGATGGTGTATTAACGACCACTTCGTAATCCGGGAACTTGTCGGCATCCGGGCCACGCAGGTTCACATGCCAGCCTGCAACTGGCTTCGTTTCTGGATATTCACCTTCAACTGACTTTAGCATCTTGCCAGTGGGCTTGTAGACAACCCCAACTACATCCGCAACAAAATCCAACTTTGGCACCAACCCGCCTTCAACTTTGTCAAATAAGATTGATTCGGCTTCTTCTTTGTTGGAAAACTTCAGGTACTTATCCATTTATTGATTTTTTAGGTTGAACAAACACAATCTCAGAAGCATCCACCCCCGTGCCATCAGGCGAGGCAAACACCCACTTGCCGTTGGCAATCTGCACAGGGATCGCCCACCTAGAAGTCACGGCTTCAGGCACCACAGCACCCGTTGCCGCATTGACTCCAAGCTTTGCATACCCCATGCCGTCGCTGATCGCTTTCTCAGCGATGATCGCTTCGGCTTCCGTGTCAAATACTTGATATTTCATGCTTAAATTGTTGGGGGAGAGTTTTTGTACGGATGCCCTGCTGGCAGACTATTAACTAATCCCCATTTCCAAGCAAGATACCCCTCAATTGTTTGTCTCTCGGCAGTTGTAGAGTCGTTTGGTGTAGCTACAACTTCCACCATCAAACCGCCAAACACATATGCCGATATTGATTTTGCAAGTCTGGGCGCTGATCCAAAGGCCGCAACTCCGCACATCCCCATAATGGACTTGTTCCCAATATTTGTCCAAAGCACGCCTCGATCCATCGTGGGAAGCGCGTTTTTATCCTTAATCATTGCCCCGTTTAAATACGCTGACAATGCTGCGGGATCATTTATGGTGTTATTGCGGAATAGATTTGTGTTTACAATAACATTGTTGGCGATTGGAAAATAGTCCGTACCAGATACAGCGCCTATTAGCGTCTGTGAGCTTGCCGTACTTGTTCTTTGGCCTACGACGTACCAACTCCACCCAGTACCAGTCCAATTGGAAACCGCTGGCAACTCATCATCAACCCCATCAAATACGATGGCTGGCTGTGTTCCCCATCCTGTTGTGCTGTACGCTGGCTGAAGGCTAGATGTGCCCTGGACAAAATGCCTTGAATTGCCAGACTTATCACGCCACTGATTGACGTTTGCGCCGTTGAGCACAATCGTGCTTGCGTCAGCAGCGTCAAGCCAGAGTGCGGTGGAGATTTGCGAAGGCGTCCACAAAGGCAACCTTGTCAAAGCCGGAAGCGCTGTATTGGAAAGCCTTTTGGGGTAGTACGCGAAGGAGCGGAGGTGGCCATTTAGTTCTCCAACACCAATCTGCCCTGCCCCGATTAACATTCTGTTGACTGCGGGTACAGTTCCGCTTGAATCTGTTGCTGCAACAGCCCCATTAACAGATCTTGCAAAGTCGTCCGCTTTATAAGACGCTGCAATTTTGGAAATGTCTGTCGGTGTAATTGTTCCTGAACTAATGTACGCCTGGGTTACGGTGCCAACCGTTACTGCAAAGACAGGGGAAACAGTCGATCCGGCAAATAGCCTAATTATGTTTGCTGAAGTTCCGTTGTTTATATCAACAACACCAAAATTCTTAGATGGCCCACCATTTCCATAAGGCCCAAACTCAGCAACCAAAGTACCCTCAACCTGGTTATACCAGTCCGAGAAGTTCGCCCCCGTCATAGACGCAACATCTGCCGCACGAGTCAGCGCAGTGGTCGTGGTGGGGATGTAGCTTGTTGAAAAAGCACCTTGCTCTAACTGTGCTCCCCACATAAGAAATTGGTCGCCAGCCGGTGCGTAGTTAATTAATGTTGTTGTTACATCTGTACTTGTTACAGTAACCGACATTCGATACCAGCCATTACCAAACGCAGTAATGCTAGAAGCAGTGACCTGTGCTCCATTGCTAATTACTGTTCCTGTTAGCAAATTAAACAATGACGTTCCGGCTAGTGGTACTGCCCCAAAACTCTCA